TTATCTTTGTAAGAATAAAGATAAAGTAATGTACACAGACAGCAAAGGTAATTTATATTGTGGACAGAGATATAAACTACAAGATGACAATAACCCATACAAATGGGAATGGAGGACATGTAATGCCTTACTCAGAGAGAAAGAGCAGGGAGCTAGAACAACTGAACTACCATTTTAATTTTGACTATGATGTATGGGTTAAGTTAAACAAAAGAGGAAATAAAAGGAGAAAGAATGATTGATGTAATGTTAAGCAAAGCAACAGAGGGTATGTTGATTGCAGAATTATTAAACAGGAGAAACGAAAAGGAAGTGCCTTTGTTTATGGGCAAAAGTATATTGTTACCTAATGGACAACAACAACTACTTGCAATACTTCCTAACATACAAGTACTTACAACAGTAAATCAAGAAGAAGAGTAATGCTTTTTAACGAAATGGATTACAACGACAGGGTAAAAGATGGTGTTGGTAAACAAGCAGAGGATATTTTTGAACAACACCTTACAGACTTAGGGCTAGTTAAACAAAAGGATTGGTTAAAAGCAGCAACTAGCCCATGGGAACATAGTATTAATTTCTTTTGGTACTACACAGACATAATAACTATTCCTGATTACATCTTTAACAGGAAAGATAAGTTATTTTTGACAGAGGTTAAAGGCACAAAGAAAATAAAGTTTTCTGATATGGATAAACTACAAGAGATGTATGACAGAGCAAAAGATTATCCTGAAGTTAAAGTTGGTTTGACTTATGTCAACAGAAAAACTAAAGAGGTCAAGTGGTATTCATTTGAGGAAGTACTACAGATGTGGGATAGCATAGAGGAATACGAAACTTATCACGAGAAAGACTTCAAAGGTCAAGAGAAAAAGTTTAAGACATTACCTTTATAATATCTTTAAGTTATCCCAACCTTTTTTATTAACAGTAAAGGTAAGCACACCAGGGTGCGACCACATACCACTTCTAGCAGTAAAGTCTAAGGATTTATCTAAGCTAGGTGATTGAAACCAAGTCCTATCTCCCTGCTGCTTTGCACGAAAGTGATGGTAATGACCTGTAATAAGAATTTGTGCATCTTTTGCAGGTAAAAAGCCATACATCTGACCTTTCCACCAGTTTTCTATCTTAGTTTCAGGATTACCTCCACTAAAACCAGTCATGTGACCATGAGTCCAAGCACATGGAATAGTTTTGATGGTCATAACTTGATGAAAGCCATCAGGAACTACAACAGATACCTTTTTATATCTCTCAGGGTTAGCTTTCATTATCTCTTCACATATCTGCAAGTGCATAGTATCTGTGTTATCTAATCTGTTAGTAACAACTTGACCTTTTTGTGAACGAGAAGCCTCACCATGATTACCTGGAGCGCCTGCCAAAATTAATTTATCTGCAAGTGGTAAGAATGTCTCAACTGTTTTCATCATCATAGACCTAGCCAACGCATACTGTTCTATCATTGTTAGTTCAATGTTAAAAGGTTGGCTATCGTAAAAACCATAACAGTTTTCTGTAAGGTCACCTAGTCCAATCATATATATCTCATCTATCTGGACACCTGCCTTACGCAGTTCCTTAATTCTATTTACTGCATCTTGTAGGGCTATATCGTAGCGCTTAATGGTATTCTCAACGCCATAATCTTTCTTACCTAGCTGCCAGTCAGCCATAAAAAACAAAAAAGCAGTATCACCTCCATGTGTTTTAAGTTTTAATGGTGGTTTTCTACCTGCTTGTTTGAATAATGCTTGGAAATACCTGTCATGTCCAGGTCTTTTCTTCTTTACAAGCCCTTTAAAGGCAAAGAATGTCTCAGTTCTCCCACCTTTCAGTTGAACTTGCCATGAAGATGACCTAACTGTACCCTCAATTTCGTATAATTTAGGGTCATACCCCCATTGTTTTAGAATTTCATCAAACTTATTGTTGTAGTTTGGGTCTGTTCCAACATGTGTGATTTCACCTTGCCCAGTTTGGTCATTAATATCTACGCCAGGTTTCCAACCTGACTTATAGAAGTTGTTACCCCACTCTTCAGGTGTAGTTTTTTTGGACATTTGTCCTCCTTTGCCCTGTCATTGACAGTTTACTACAAAGGAGTGACAAAATCTATTACTTAGTTATTTGTTTTTTAGCGTATGTCTTGATGACTGCAAGTGCAGCACCACCACCAGCTAATGCAGCTAACTGAAGTGTTTCAGCTTCTACACCAACTAATGGAGCAACTGTTAATGCACCTATGAACGCTTCAATGAAGGTCCAAGCTGTACGCTCAATCATATCTTTGAGTTCTTCACTCATTTTATACTCCCACGATTCTGACCAAGGTGTCCACCATAAATCCTTTTTGAACTTACCATCTTTGTCTCTTGCTCTTTTAATTCTATCAAACATTATCTTATTATCCTGCCTTTCAACATAGCATTTCCCACTAAGACATTACCATTGACTTCTTCTAGTTTTTCCATAACTGTTTTAGCTAGTACTACATCATCAGTAGAAGCATTTGATGCAGGTTTTTCTAATAATTTCGTTATTGTTGTGTACTCTATGGTTACTTTTTTACCAAGTAATAACTCTTTTGCAACCTTGTTATATAGTTTTGAGTACGCTTTGCCTGAATGTCCTATAAACCCATCATCACTTATATCTAAATCTTGTTGTGTTTCTCCTACAATTAAGCAACCAGATGTATGTTCATCTGTATTACCTGCGTGTATAAGTATGTATGTAAAGTTAGGTACATCTTGTAAGTGCAACATACCATAGTGTGAGTTACCATATCTGGTTTTGTATTTTTCGTGGAATCCACCAACAGTTCTAAACTTTATCTCGTATGTACCCTCTGGTATGCAGGTTTCGTGCATAACTTTTACTGCCTGGTATTGGTCCTCTAATGTATAACATTCAAACTGACCATCAACTAGAAGTATTCCATTAGTTGCATCTGTTCCAAATTGAGTTCTAACAACTGTGAGTTTCACCTATACCTCCATATTTACAATTACACACGCTTATATGTGTTCCATTTTTATCTATATAAGTATAGCACTTACTTTCCACCACAACAGCCACTACCACAACAGTCCATTCTATTCTCCTTTTCTAAAACCAATGGTTAATAACCATATAGCTAATGTAATTATAGTAGCTAAACCTGTAACTTGCTGTGCTGAACCAGTAAGGGTGAGTGTAGCAATAACTAAACCTACTAAAGTCCACGAAAGATTTAGTGTTTCTTTAATTATTTCTATAAACCAGTTCCATATTTTTTTAATCATAAACTTTTCCTCATTACAAATGCTGCAATACTTACTATTCTAGTCAAGATTACAGGAACTACGACTTCTTGTGCTTTTTCTTTTTGGTCTTGTGTCATATCATCACCAATGCTACTTATAGTTATCTCTTCAAAATCTAAATCAACAAAAGTTTCTATTGGATTTTCTAAGAATGCTTCGTACTGTACCTCTGTAACAACATCAGCAAGAGTATAGTTTTCTACATCTGCGTTCTCTACAGCTCTCTCTACATATTCCTCTACTGCTTCAGCTACTACTTCATCTTCTTTGACAGCTTCAGCTATTATCTCAACATCTTCAGTTTCAACTTGTAATACTTCAGCAACAACTTCTACTTGTTCCTCTGTAAGTTCTTCTATCTCCTCAATAGCTTCTTCAACTACTGCTTGAACTATCTCTTGTACTTCTTCTGATACCTGGTCTAAGTTCTGTACACCAATATCATTAACTTCTTCTAGGACTTCTGATGCTTCTTCGTTGGTAAGCTCTTGTACATACTCTTGTATAGCTTCTTCTTTTGCTTCTTCATACTCAACTAACTCCTCTTCTGTAAATTTCTCTATCTCTTCTTCAGTTGCTATCTCTATCTCTATAACAATAACTTCTTCTATCTCTGCAACTTCTACTTGTAGTTCCTCTTCAGTTAATTCTACAACTTCTTCTACATTAAATATATCAGTTATAGATTCTATAATATCTACAGGTTCTTCTTCAACATCTTCCTGTATTGGCTCAACCAAAATCTCCTCATCTTGAAGTTCATCTTCTGTGATGGGGTCATCTCCAGGTATCTCTTTGTCCAACTCATCTTCTATTTCCTCTATAATTTCTTCTTCAATTATTATAACTACAATATCATCTGGTATATCAAGTATTATTTCTTCTTCAATAATCTCTATGATTTGTATAGTATCTTCTATCTCTTGAATAACATCTACGAACTTTTGTATTTCTTCTTCAGATAAATCATCAAGAATAATTACACTATCCTCTAACTCTTCAAGTATAAGTAATTCTTCCTCTGCTTCTATCTGTTCTTGAATTAATTTTTCTTCTTCAGCTTTTATCTCTTCTTCTATTGCAGCTATTTCTTCTTCTGTGAGTTCCTCAATGACTTCTTCCTCTGGTAGTTCCAAATCTGTAAGTCCATCCACCACCACATCCTCTTCAAGTATCTCATCTTCTATCTCCTCTTCTGCGATAATATCAATAACATCATCAGGTATGTCAGAGCAGTCACCATCTTGATAACCAAACCAAACTCCACTTTCTACTGCTTCCAAGTATTCTTTAAACGATAAGGGATTGTTAGGATGTTCGCAACCATATTCATCCCACGCAAGATAGGTTGTGTTACCATCTTCCACGACATCTTCTGCTTTAGGTAGCGTTGTAGTAGTCGTAGTCGTAGTTGTAGTCGTGGTAGTAGTCGTTGATGATGTGGTAGAGCTTGTTGTCGAACTAGATGTCGTTGAAGTAGGTACATAATCATAATCATATAATACACTTTCTACTGGCGTAAAGTCGCTAGTTGTACCATTAGTATCGTGAAATGCTTTTACCTTTGCATATATCTTTTGATTATCTACAGACAAATTGTCATATAAATACTCTGCTGTAAAGTTATAGACTTGCCAGGACAATTCCTCTGTAAAACCAAAGGTAGTTTGTACTGACACATCATCAGCAGTTTCAGTAAGTCCTATATAAACTATGTAGTATTCAGGTTGATTATCTTCTAAGCCATCTGATTCCTGCCAACTAACTGTAATGCTACCATCATTGTTTAATGTATTAGTTATACCATAAGGTGTTTGTGTTTCTGTGTGATACGCATAAGCAGGTGTTGTAACTAATAAGAAAGCTGCAAGTAAACTAAAAAACTTTTTCATATTTTACAAGCATCTCCACAGTCATCATCAAATTCGTGTGAAGTATCTACAAACTCTGGGTTGTCTGCAAACATATTGTCTGGAAGTACGAAGTCATCTTCCATTACATTAAGTTGTTTATCAGCACCACCAATGCAGAAATAGCTACAAGCCATCCACTTAATTCTTGTCTTGAAATCTTTTGATTAACCTTTTCGTGTAACTCATCTATGCGTTTGTTTATATCTTGTTGCCCTTCCAATATTAGAGTAAGCATTTCTTTCTGTGTAAATCCATTTCCATTTTGCATTAGGGTAAATCATCTTCCTTAAATGTAATCCAATCCCAATCAGTTTTATTTGGTGATTGATAGTTAGCTATTCTTTTAAGATAGAAACTAAAATCTTTTAAAAAATAACCAAAGATAAAGCCTATTACATATTCCATAATACGATTGTATCATAGGATTTTTTATTCAGGTTTAGGGTTATCTGATTTAACTTTTGCTATGTGGTCTTTCCAAGTAGTTGTTCCATTGACTGCATCTTTATACTGCATATCAAGTTGGTCACCAATAGAACCATAGGCTTCTTGTCTAGCTTGTATATAACCAAACTGTTGTGCTTCCCACTTGCTATTACCTAAATCTATTTTAGCTTGTGCATAATCAGCATCATCAAATTCAAGTCTTTCATTATTAATTTGTTTATATAAAGGTTTAGCATCTTCAATCTCTTGGTCTGCTTGTGCTTGTAGTTCTTCTTTTGTTGCCATATCTCTCCTATGTTACTATATATTTATTTCTTTAGCCCATATAATGTGAAAGTTCCTGCATCTATGTTGCCTGTATCAAAACTAATACTTACTCCATCAACAGTTGTAGTTTGTGTATAAACACCACCACCTTGTGTACCCAAAAAAGTTCCATCATCTGCCAAATAACCATTTTCCATAGTAACAAAAGTATATTCTGAACTGTTATTTGCATTGAAAATATAACAATGTCCATTAAAAGTTTTACCTGCTTCATTTTCTAATGAACCAGATAACCCCCATTGTGCTTGATTAGTAGAAGAAATATTAGAAAATGTTGTATCTGTTCTTAAAAGTTTATAAGCCAAATCATAATCACTATCTGAACTTGCAGTACCACTTTCAGTAACCCTTAAAAATACATCTGCATTAACAGTTGCAGGGCTAACATTATTCATAACCAATAAATACACATCATAAATACTATCAATACTTGTTAAAGTTACACTTGCTACTGCTGAACTAACTATTGTTTCTGATATTTTTATTAAGCTACCTGCCATTATTTAACTCCATATACATTTATTGTTGCACTTATGTTTCCTGTACCTCTATTTAAAAAATTGATTCCAGTTATTTGTTCTGTTGATTTATGAACACCTATGCCTTTATAAGGCAACATATTATTTACATCATAAACTGAAGCATCTTGAAAATTTGTGAAAGTATAACTTGAACTGTCAAATGGATTATATACATAAGCAGTAAACCCTTCGTGAATAGCAGGACCATTTGCGTTACTTGTGTCCATACCACATAAAATGCTTGTGCTAGTTGATGAACCAAAAGTAGATGGTTTTAATTCTTGGTAAGCAGCATAATTTCTCATTTGTAAATCTGCAAAATCATATTCACTATCACTAATAACACTTCCACCACTATCTATAAATCTCATACCACCTGCATTTGAAGTACCTACATATTTCCATTTACTTATTGATACCATATACACATCATAATTATCACTAAAACAATTTGTAACTGATACTGAAGCTACATCACTTCCTGTTTCAGATTTTATAAATTGTAAATTACCTACCATTAGCTATTCCTAATTCCATATAGAGATATTGTGCCTGTAAAATTAGAGCCTGAATTTGAAAAAATTTGTATTGCATTTATTGTTTCTTCTACATTATAAACTCCACTACCAAATCTAAATTCATAATGAACACCTCTCATACTTGAACTGTGCATTGTGTTAAAACTAAATTTTGAGCTATCCCCTAAATTATAAAAGTAATTATATCCATTTGCAGTATCATTAGTTGCAGTATCACTAAGATTACAAACTATTGCAGAAGTGTCTGATGTGCCTTTACTTTCAGTAAAATTTGGGGATGTGTTTCCTACTTGATGTGCCCTTTGGTAATCACTACCACTTTCATAACTACTGCCACCATCATTTGAATATCTTGCATTTAATCTATCACTACCTGAACCATAATCTATATCATTAAAGGTCATAAAGTGTACATTGTATATAGTTTCTTTTATAGAAGTAAAATTTACTGAACTAGCACCTGATATTGTTTGAGTTTCAATTAATTCTAAGTTACCTATATCGCCACCTAGTAGCCCAAACTTAGCTTGACCTATTGGCATATTAACTCCAGTTCTGTTGTGGCATTAAATAATAATTAGTTCCATCAAAAAGAACTGTAACTATATCTATCTTTCCTGACCCTGTTGTCATTGTCCAAGGACTACCTGCCTGTGTCTTAGCAGCAGTTGAATTGATTGTTGAAACAATAGTTCTATCTGTACTGTCTTGTGTAAATCTTACTGTAATAACTGTAGCTCTACCTGCAGGTAAGTTAGTAATTGTCCAAGTAGTTACATTTTCTGATAAAGCAACTGTAAAGAAACCACCTTCAGCAGCGTTAAGAGTTAATGTACCTGAACTAGAAGTAACAGCAGTAACATCTTCTGATACTGTGTTGCTTAATTTTAAAGTATTGTTGGCAGTCTTTTCTGATATTGTATCTACTTTTATTTCACTTGCCATAATCTATCCTTTAGGGTACTTGTCTTTTACTGCTTGTCTTGCTGCTTGTAAATCTGTAAGAGTATCGCCACCATCTAGTAATGCGTGTATGCAATCTTCTATTGATGGGTATTCTACTTGCCTATCTACTTGATATTTATTAGCTACATCTAAAGCATCAAGTCTATCTAATTCTGTTTTAAAATCTGACCAAGTTGGTTTGTTTTCACACTTAACTTTAGTGTCATAGTTATCTTCTGTTATGTCACTAGATGTATCGCCTTTAACCCATATATCAGTAGCATTTAAATTGTTAAGTGCTTTAAAAACATTTTTCATTATATCTCCAATAACATAATGTAGTTTGGATAATCTGATGTGTTTAACCAACCTGACCTAATATTTGTATTTAATATTCCGTGGACAAAAGTATAGGTTGTAGCACTTGTAGTATTTGGTTCATCTTTAAATATAAAAGCACCTGCTGTAAATGTTGCTGCAGCAGCAGTTGATGTTCCTGTTAATCTTCTACCTGTAATAAAATATCCTAAATCAGTACCATTTGCTGCACTACCCTCTGATGCAGTATTGTTTCTATTAACACCTACTTTGCCATCTCTATTTGATACAGCACCACCACTAGAAAATTCATCTTCTTTGTTAATATTTAATACAATTAATATCTTACTTGATGTTGAACTAGGTGTAATACTTGCAGTTAAACTTGTAACAATAGGAAAACCTGCTTGTGTACTTTCTGAACCTGAATTATCAGCATCTGCTATAACTATTTGTTTAATTTTTAAATCACTTGTTAATGCAGCAGTTCCTGTTGTATTAGGAATAGTAATTGTTTTGTCTGAACCTAACGAACCTGCGTTAGTCAATATGGTATAGTTACCACTTCCATCATCTATTTTTATACTACCTGGCATTATGCATCTCCTAATCTAATAAATGAAAATGTTGTTCCATTTTTACCTGAATATCCAAATATTTTAGAACCTGATGCCATACTTGATGTTTGAAATCTTACTTTATGGGTTGATGTATCTGTTACTTCAAAAAATATTTCTACTAAAGCACTACCACCTGCACCTGCATCTCCATCTCCATTTACTGCTGCAAGAGTATAATTAGTATCATCTTCTGTTATTTCTATTTCTATTTGAGTGTATGTATCTGATGCAGATAACATATATGCATTCATCCTAACCCAATAAACACCTGTCTGTGGAAAAGTAAATACACCACTAGATACTGACATAGCTGTGCCTACATCTCCGTGACCAGTTGTTGTACTTGCTCTTTCTAAATTGCTACTAATAGTTCCATCAGTTCCAGTTACATCAGAAGTTAATCTCCATATATCTGCAACAGGAACAGAATTACCACTTGTAATTGAACCATCTTTAATCTTTACACCATCAATGGTTACACCATTTGCACCTGTATATTCATTGATTGTGTTTACTTGTATTTCACTCATAGTATTACCATTGTACCAGCATTTGTTACTGTACCTGTTATTGTAATAGGTCCTGCAAGAACTGTTCCTTCTGTTGCTGCTACTGTAAATGTAGCAGATTGTGTTTGATTATGTCTAAACATTCCACCTGCTGCTGTTAATGCAACACCACCTTGATTCCAGTCAGCCATATCTGTATTGTCTAACTCGTAGTGAATACCAGAAGCAACACCATCTGTAATTGTAAAATCTGAATCTCCATCAACTAATGCGTTAGCAGAACCTGAAGCTATCTGGTCTGGATTAACTTTGTAAACTGTACCATCTGTAACATCTTCCATAATTAAGAAGTCATTAGATGTATCTACTGTAACACCTGAACCATCAGCTAAGTTAGATGGGTCAACAGTTAATGTTACATCTCCTGTTGCTGCACCTCCAGCTAAACCAGAGTTTGCATTTGTATTTACTGATGATATATCACCAGTTTCAGCAGCAGCAGCTATTGTTATTCCACCATCAGAGTTTGTAATTGTAATATTAGAACCTGCTGTAAGTGTTCCTACTGCTGGACCAGATGTACCACCAATCAGTAGTTCACCATTTGCATCCATAGCTACTGAAGATAAAGTATCTGTACCACTATCTTGTGTAATAACAACTGCTTTATCTGTCATTGATGTAGCACCTGTACCACCACTAGCTACTGCTAATGTTGCAGATAATCCTGCAGCAGTTCCAGAAGTATTTTGAGTTCCTGCTGTGTTTACACCAGGTAAATCTATGTTAGCTGTACCATCAAAAGATACACCACCAATAGTTCTTGCAGTTTCTAATGCTGTTGCAGTAGCTGCATTACCAGTTGTATTAGCATTTATAGTTGCAGGTAAACTTATTGTTATTGTTTGTGCAGTTGCAGTAGTTTCTATTTCATTTGCAGTTCCTGCAATAGTCAAAGATTGACTATCTAAGTTTATAGTTGTAGAACTAGAACCATCACTTACACTTAAATCATCATCAGAATCTATAGCATCTACATAAGCAGTAGTAGCAACTTTTGTACTATTATCTCCTGCACTTTGTGTAGTAGCTGTTACGCCATCTGCTAATACAGAAGTAGCATTTATTGTACCTGTTACATTTACATTGACTGTAGATGGTAAACCAATAGTTATTGTTCCTGAACTTTCAGCAACCTCTACTTCATTAGAAGTTCCTGAAAATGTAATAGTTCCACCTAATGCCGTAGCAGTAGAGCTAGAACCATCTGTAACTGTTATAGATGAGTTTGCTAGTTTTGCATTTGCAATAGAACCAGCTAGTTCATCATTACTAACGCCACTATCTTTTATAGTTACAGCACCAGATGATACATCAAAGTTATCTGATGAAAAACTTGCAATACCTTTGTTAGAAGTTGTTGCATCTTCTCCTGCAATAGTAATTGTTTGATTAGCACCAGAAGTATCAATACCTTCTCCACCAGCTATTGTAAATGTTTGACTGTCTAAATCTACTGCTGGTGAACCAGTATTAGAATCACCTGAAAAATCTAAATCACTTGCACTAAGTTGTGTATCTACATAAGCCTTAACTGATTGCTGTGTTACACCTTTGGTAGCAGAGTTAGAAGCCATATTATCTTCATCTAAAAATAATGTTGTTTTTAATTCTGTACCAGCTTCGTTAATTATGGTATCTACTCTATCGTTTATGTCCTCTATGTGTTGTTGGAGTGGAGCCATACGAACAACAGAACCTGAAGCGTGTGATAAACCTGATGTTGCTGCTGAACCTGTTAAATATCTATAGCTACTACCACCATCTCCTATTGTTATTTGTTTTGTTCCAGCATTCACTGCAGTTATTAATACTACTTCTCTGTTTGTTGCACTATCTGGGTTTAATACTAAATAACTATCTGCTTGTACTTGATTACCTGCTGAATCAACAACAGCATTTACTGTCATTGTTGAATCTGATGCACCAATAGTGCCTGTTAAAGTTGTTTCAAAAGCATTTAATAAGTTAGTTTCTCTTGCTGTCATTCTATCCTAATCTACCTACTCCTAATAGTTCTATTCCTAATCCTACTCCAGATGTTGAAGTTTGTACTACTTTGCTACCTCTAAATCTTACCAAACAATACATTGTTACAGACCCTCTAGGACTAATTTCTTCTATAGGACTACTAACATTTTCTATTATACCTCTTAATAATGTATCTGGTCTAAATATCTCTAATTGCACATTCTTACCTTCTCTGTTACGAAGTGCCTGATATACTAAATCTCCTTGACCTTGTACTCTTAATGCTTTTCTAAATGGTCTTTCTATTTGGTCAGATATATTTATAGGCATATCTACTACTAAGTCATTAACAAGCTGGAAACCTCTAATAGCAAAAGACAACATTTGTGGTGATTGTGTTACATCATCTGTATTTATTTCAATCTTTCCTGTTATCCATCTTCCATCTACAAGTGTCATAACTTCTTCATCCCCACCTGTACCAGAAAATATAGATACTTGTTCTGACCAAGTAGCAGCAGTAGGACTATTTATATCAGCAGCAATAGTAGATGTAAATAGTTTTACAGAACCTGAAGTAACTACATTAGTATTTACCTTTGCACCTACCCATTGTTTTTTCTCTGATGTAAAGAAATCTGCAAGTGGTGTAATAACATAACCTGTTGATACATAGTTTGTACTCTCTCTATACAATCCACCCCCTGATATAGTTGCAAACAATCTATCAGAGAATACTGCTATACCTTCTACTATGCCACTTTCTGCAAACTCTAAATCTCTAGCTATACCACCTGTTGGTAGATAATATCGCCACAGATTTGTCTTACTTGCACTATCAATTATTCCTACAAAAATACTGTCTCTCGTAGATATTAGTCTATAAGGTGCTTGATTAAGTGTTGTTGTTCCATCTCCCCATTGTTTTATTAACTGTGCATTTACAAGTACATATAGATTGTTAGCATTTGTAATCTCTGCTCTGTACAATCTACCTATTTTTCCACTAGCTGTGTTCTGATATGTACCATAAAATATTAAACCTTGTGCTGCATCTATTGCATTAGGTACTTCACCCTCTACAAATGTCTGTCCTTTAAGTGTTAGTGTTGATGATTCATCTGCAAAAGAATATATATAACCATCATCTGCACAAGCTAACACTACAGCACCACCATCTGCTACATCTGTCCAAGAGCTACCACTAGGTAATGCTTTCATTGTTGGAGGACTTGATGTTCCTGCTACTTCGTGTAACTCACCATTAGTAGCACTTGCAACTAATCTACCTTTCATAGACCACAACTTATCAAATGTCTTATGTGTATTGTGTGTTGCATAGCTACCTGCACTATTTCTTACATAAATATCTCCATTAGCAACAAGATATAACTTTGTACCTAATACAGCCATACCTGTAATGTTGTTACCTGCACTAGGTTTACCATTACCTAATCCACCATCTTCTGCAGAAGAAGTGTCTGTTAATGGCGTACCTACAACTTTAAGAGTATCTCCAGCAGCATAAAATATATCTCCACCTAACTCTTGCATATATAGATTTGTTGCTGATTCTGTTTGCACTTCATCTGTATCGTGCAACAAAGATATGTTATATTCCTGTCCTACAGCTTTACCACTAAATACATCAAC